GCCGCTCAGGTTGGCGCCGCTCAGGTCGGCGCCGCTCAGGTTGGCGCCGCGCAGGTCGGCGTCGCTCAGGTTGGCGTCGCTCAGGTCGGCGCCGCGCAGGTTGGCGTCGGCGCTGCGCGCGGCCTGCACCGTCAAGGCCATCGTGTTGTCCTCGACATCGTGCGAAAAGAGTACGGCGCCAGTCCAGCGGTGTTTGATTTCGATCAGCATGTGAAGCTCCCAGAGGTGAGCGCCCAAGGCGGGCGCGAGGTGGTGTTGCGGATTATTTCCAGACCCGGATTTCGAAGCGCCCAGGGCGAAGCATCAGGGCGTAGGAGCGCAAGCCGGCGGCGCGGAACGATGCGACGCGGGCTTCCGCTTCGGCTTGCGTTGTGGTGTAGTGGTAGGCCATGACGTTCTCCCAGGTGTCCGGCCGGCGCGGGGTGCGCGGCGTTTCGGTATGGAAGAAGTATAGAATACTAAACGCAACGAAGTCAAGCGTTCTAAACTAAGTCGATGTAAAATTTCCTTGATCCGAATCTACGGGCGAAAAAAAGCCCCGGCTGGCGGGGCATAGGGCTGTGTTTAGATGAGGGCTATCTGTTGCTGCGCGTAAACGCCATTAATGCACAGATAGATGATCCAATGGCGCAGGCGAGTGAAAGCGTGCCATAGTTGCTGACGAAGCAAGTATTCCATGAAATCAACACAGCCAGGGCCGTGACAACTTTGAAATGCGCTCGCATGACTCTCCTTCCAATCGGATTACCTCGGGGCGCCTTTCGCCCCGTTGATGCAGCATATTTTATACTTCTTCCCACTTTGACAAGGACATTTTTCGTTTCTACCAGTTTTTTTCTTTGCCTTCGGGGTCTCGATTGCGCGCGGAACTGGTCGTGCGGCTGGGGCGGGGTGAGCAATCGCGGCTGCGACGGCTTTGTCTACGATCGCAGCAACCTGTTTGTCATCAAGTTCGGGGGTCGAAGATAATATTAACGGTATGGCGGCAAGAACAACGCCTAATATCCCCCAGAACTCTCCTGCATTCTTCGGCGCAAGATACTTTAAAATATATGCCGCAAGGCCTGCCCATTCAGGCGAATTTTTTTCAAGCTGAGTAGCCAATTCCTGACTTGAAGTTTTTTTCTTTTTTGCCTCCTCAAGAATTACTTGGAGCCGCTTAAATTGATCAAGCGTTCTTTCATCCGCAGAAATGATTCGGATTACATCGCCAACAACCTTTATCAGCCCATCCGGCACAGACCCCACACCTCCGCAAGCTGGGCAAGGACCAGCTTTACACCCAAAAAACGTTACGCTTGCATCTTGCACGCCAAAACCAGAGGGAAATACAGTGCCGCAGTTGTCGCAAAAAGCTGGAATTGCAGTCATGTTACTCGCCTAGAAAAATATAGTTGACATTATTTTTAATCCCGCGCCAACATGGGCGGGATTATTTTTTAAGTTCTTGGTCGACCCAATCTTCAAGCATGTTCTTAATCCCAAAGGCAATTGCGCCCAATGGAAGCCATGCGACTGAAAAAATTATGTCGCCATGCTCATGGAGAACACCAGGGAATAGCGACAGCAGTCGATATAGGAAATACCCGCCAAAAAAATATGCTGCAACGCCAATCCACCAACAGAATTCACGCGCGCGACTCATTTTTTCCAGGCGGCCGGGACATTCGCTGAGCATGTCGTGATGCCAGAAAAGCCATTGCGCCCCATGGAAATCCGGATTCGCTGTTCATTTACCGGATCGATTTCCCGTCCGCGCCTCTTTGCGACGTCCCAGGCAATGCTGGTAAGAGCAGCCTTGCAGGCCGTGGCGACTGCGGGGCTTTCTGGAATAAATTGATACCTGCCATAGTTGACTGTAAGGTCAAATCCATCCGGTGTATCCACAACCGCATAAGTGGTGTCCTTGTCGTAGTCCACCATGGAAGCCGTCGTATAACTTGCGGGAGCCGCACAGCCGGCCAGCGTTGCGATCAGTGCAATTGCGAGAATGTCTTTTATCATTTGGTCATCCAATTTGTCTAAATTCGATCACTCTCTTTGCGCACCACGCGCCCGACGATGATGCACTCTCCACCACGACAGAGCTTCCTGTGAAACTTGCGCTGGTCCGGGTTATCCGATGTCAGCCACCACTCTCCCGCATCGCGCGACAACCGTTTGATGACGGCCTCGCCCTCGTAATTGACGGCGAACACGGCGCCATCGATCATCTTCGTGTCGGCAGTGTTCAGCACCACCAGGTCGCCCGCGTATAAGGACGGCTCCATGCTCTCGCCCTTGACATGGATGGCGATGAGCTTGGTTGGATCGTAGCCGCTGCGCTCAAGCCAGTTGCGCCGTATTCCCAGCGTGCCGCCACCGCGCCGATCCGGCTCGCTCTGGAAGCCGGTCATGCCGGCGGACAAGCGCAACTCGACCATCGGGATATCAACATAATCAGGGTCGCCCCGATCTGCACTCACCACCTGCTTGGCGTCACGGAAACTTTCGACGGCCGGCATCAGCGGCTCGCCGTCGCCAGTCATGAGCCATATGTGAGAAAAACCGAGTTCGCGCTCAATCGCCAGGGCGTAGCGGATATCGATCGATTTAATTTTGTCGTTCAACCACTGGTTGACGACGCTTTTTGACGCGCCTGACGCCTTCACCAGCCCGGACTGGCCCCGCTCCCCCTCGAGGTCGCTGCGCAGGCTGTAGATATGGGCGAGTCGTTCTGATAATAGATTCATTTTAGCATTCTAAACCGACACCAGTTAAGAGTGCTTGACCGGCACGGTTTAGGGTTCTATACTCCGACTACCCCTACACCAACCGAGAACACACATGAGCGAAGTAAATATTGCGCCCGAGAAGGTGATCGAGCTGCTTGGCGGCAATGCGAAAACCGCCGCGCTTTGCGAAGTCACGCCGGGCGCCGTCTCGCAATGGATTCACAACGGCATTCCAAAAGCGCAGTTGAAATTCCTGAAACTCGCCAGGCCTGACGTTTTCAAAGCCCAGCCAGCTGCCCCCGCGCAGTAACCCCGCCCTTTGCCCAGGGCGGCATCGTCGCGCCCATTTCGTTGCACTTTGGAAATTATTTTCCGAGATTCATTTATACGTAGGAGTCACCATGAGCATTCAAATTGTTTCAATTGAGCAAATTAAAGAGAAGGCGCGCGAGGCGTTCGAACGTGGCCAATCCCGGGACTCGCACGCCATGAACTGGCACTCGGCGGCGCTGCCGACCTGGCTGGAGGAATACGACCGGCTGTCGGCGCTGGCCGGCGAAGAGGTGGTGGCGTGAACCGCGACGATAGTTTCTTCGCCGGCGCCGAAATGATGGGCGCAGCACCGGCATCGTCCCATGATGCGCCGCCCAGCGCGGTCGACATTGAGGGCCGTCAAATACTCGCGCAGTTCGTGCTGCTGGACGACCGCGGCCGCCGCACGGCCCTGGCGCTGGTGGCGACGCTGCTGCGGTTGAAGGCGGGATAACTGTGGACGATCTACCGCAACCACTCACGCCGGCCGATTGCGACCTGCGCGGCCTGCCCTACATGCCCCTGGACGTGATCCGGCTGCTTGATTCCGACATGTTCGCCGAGGCGACCGGAGACGAATTCAAGGCCACCGTCGCACTCTGGTGCAAAAGTTGGACGCAAATTCCTGCCGCCAGCTTGCCGAATAAGGACGCGGTCCTAGCCCACCTGTCAGGCGCGAAGAACTGGAACCGCGTGAAGAAAGGCGCAATGCGCGGCTGGATTCTGTGCTCCGACGAACGCTGGTATCACCCGGTGGTCGCAGAAAAGGCGCTGGCCGCCCTGCCCGCGCGAGAGGAATTCAATAGCAAAAAGAGCGCTGACGCAGAGCGAAAAGCGCGTGAGCGGGATGATCGCAAGGCGCTGTTCGAGCAATTGAAAAGTCACGGGGTGGTCCCGGACTGGAACGTGTCGACCAAGATTCTTCGCGGCATGGCGTCGCAATATTTGTCACAGAACCAAGATGACATCTTCCGTGACTCGTCACGTGACATGTCACAGCATGTCACGGTGAGTAAGGGAGAGGGAGAGGGAGAGGGAGAGGAAAGGGAGAGGAAAGAGTTAACATCAAAAGCAGAAGACAGCGGCGGCATAGCAGTCCCCGACCGCGAGGACCCGCCCGAGGCATATCGGCCGACCAGCGCGCCGCTGCCCACCCGCGTTGAACCGCCCCCGAGCAACAACCCGGCCATCGCCATGGCCGTCGCCCTGCGCCTGCTGGGCGTCAACGCGGCGTTCACGCACCCCGCCGTGCAGGACTGGGCCGAGCGCGAGGTGTCGATGGAAATCCTGACCGCTGCCGTGGCCAAGGCCCGCGAGAGCAAGGGGCCGACCGCCGCCATCCCGCCGAACTACCTCGTCGGCATCGTGGCCGAGCTGCTGGACCCGCCACCGATGGCCGAAGCCAAGGCGCCACGGGCCGCCGGCGACGACTGGGCGTGGAAAAAAAGCGACGCCGGTATCGACAAAAAAGGCCGCGAGCTGGGCCTGTTCGCCCGCAGCGGCGAGAGCTACCGCGACTACGCCCACCGCATCGAAGACGCCATCGCCAAACGCAAAGGACCGACGCCATGAGCACCCACGACGACCGCACCGCCAGCCGGCCCGCCCACCTCTGCGCCGCCTACGGATGCCCGATGGTCGGCACCACGACCAGCAGCACCCAGGGCACGAACGAATGGTGGTGCTGGCTGCACTTCGCCAAGGACGCCGGCCGCTTCCAGCGCATCACCGCCGAGCTGCACCGGCTCGATTGGCTGGCCAAGGCCGCAACCGACATCCGGCTGCTGCTCAAGCGCCCAGAATGGCCAGCGGCGTTCGCGCGCATCGAGCACGACCTGATGCTGGCCAACCGCCCGGATCTGCGCTGGACCGATGGCGAGAGCGAGCGGCAATGGATGGAGCGCCTGGAGCGCGAGCTGTCCTCGATCATCGGCGAGGACAGCCAGGCGCCCCGGCAGCAGCCGCTGATCGCCACCAGCCAGGCCAAGCCCGACCACGGCACGTTCAGCCGGGTTTCGATTTCACCACCCCAAGGAGCAACAGCATGAACATTCTCGCCCTCGATCTGGGCACGCAAGGCGGATGGGCGCTTAGCCTGTGCGGCGGCGCCGTCAAAAGCGGAAGCGAGTCATTCGCGCCAGGGAAATGCGGCGGCTACGGCCAGCGCTGGATGGCGTTCCGCACGCACCTGAGCAGCGTCCGCGACATGGCCGGCGGCGAGCTGCAGGCGGTCTACTACGAGGACGTCAAGCGCCACGTCAGCACCCTGTCGGCGCATGCCTACGGTGGCTTCCTGGCCATGCTGCAGGCCTGGTGCGCGACGAACAACGTCCGCCTGATCCCGGTCGGCGTGGGCACCATCAAGAAGCACTGGACCGGCGCCGGCAACGCCAAGAAGGCCGAAATGATCGACGTCGCCCGCGCCAAGGGCTTCGCCGTGATCGATGACAACCAAGCCGACGCGCTGGCGATTCTGTCGCTCGCCCGGCACCTCGAAGGAGCATGACCATGACACTCGCATACCTCGCAATCGGATTCATCGCCGGCATCATCGCCTGTGTCGCTGGCGCGCTTGTCTCGGCCGCGGGCGACATGTCGCAGGACCTGGGGGATCACAAAATCGATGGGGAAGAGGCGTGATGGCCTCGTCTTCCGCGCTTTCGTCGCGCGTGCGCGCGCGTTTGGAGGGGTTTGATGGCGTTGCCTGAAATTCGCGTCGACTGGTTCCGCATGCTCGTCCAGCTCAAGGACGAGGGGTGGAGCTTGTACGCCGTTTCGCACTTCACCGACATCCCCAAGTCGACGCTGATCGGCTACAAGCAGGGTTCGCAGCCGAGCTACCACCACGGCGTGCGCCTGCTCGCGTGCTGGTCGCAGAGCTGCGGCAAAGAGCCTGGCGAGGCGCCGACCGTGAGCGTGTACTCGTTCATGGCGTAAATGGTCGGGATTCCGACCGGGCCAGCGGGCGATACTCCGAATCGTTACCCACGATCAACACCGGAGCGCTCCAATGTCCACAGTAAAAACTTCCCGCGTCCTCGCCGTGCAAGTCCCGGGCGAGGCCCTGACCCCAGCCCTTGACGCCGCCGGCGCGCAACTGAGCATCGACCAGCCCCCTCATGTCGAGGCGGCGAAACCGGAAAGCGCCCGGGCAAAGGTGCCAGAGTTGGCACTTCCCGACCTGGCCGAAATCCGCGCCGAAGCGCTGGAGCAGGCGCGCTTTGAAGTCCGCATCGAGCTGGGCGAGCAGCTCCAGGCCGCTACCGCTGTGCTGGGCCAGCAGGCGGCGCCACGATCCAAGAGCGACTACCGCCGCATGCGCGCCGCCGACATCGATCACACCACGCTGACCTCGCCGGTGATGACGCTGGACGGCTACCTGTGCCCACCACCACCAGCAGCGAAGGCCTGACCATGTGCGGCGGAGGTTCCAAGTTACCACCAGCGCCAGACCCGAAGGTCGAGCGCGAAAAGGTCGAGATCGACGCCACCACGGCGGCCAACGCGAAAGCGGCGGATGCGCGGCGCTCCAAGCGCAGCCAGTCGCTGCTCGCGTCCGGCGCCGCCGGCGTCGCCAACAACGCCACGACCAGCAGCGTGCTGGCGCAGGGCAAAGACAAGCTCGGGGGATAGATGCCTGACGACCTGGCCACCACGATCATGCGCCGCAAGTCCTCGCTGGAGGGTCTGCGCGGGCCGCATGAGCAGCTCTGGCGCGACTGCTTCGACTACAGCTTCCCGGAGCGCGGCGCCGGCTTCTACGGCGAGAGCACCGACGCCAGCGCGCTGCAGGCCAAGCGCGCCCGGCTGATGGACTCGACGTCGACGGACTCGGGCGAGATCTTGGCGTCCGCCGTGATGTCCGGCGGCACGCCCAGCAACAGCCGCTGGTTCGGCCTGTCCGCCGGCAACGACAGCGACGACGAGAAGCTGTGGTTCGACAACGCCGCCGAGACGATTTTCAAGAACATCCACGGCAGCAACTTCGACAGCGAGGGCATGGACTGCTGCCTCGACCTGATTGCCGCCGGCTGGTTCGTGCTGTACATCGAGGAAGGCGTCGACACCGGCTACCACTTCGAAGAGTGGGCGCTGTCGTCGTGCTACATCACGGCGTCGAAGCCGGGCGGCCTGCCCGACACGCTGATCCGGCCCTACGAGATCACCGCCGAGCAGGCCATCAACGACTTCGGGCGCGACGCCGTCAGCGAGAAGGTGCGCCAACTGGTCGAGCGTGGCAAGCAGGACGAGAAGGTCAAGTTCGTGCTATCGATCTACCCGCGCAGCGCCGAGGCCACGGGTGTGCGCGCCAAGAACCTGGCGTTCGCGTCCTGCCACGTCGAGGTGGACACCAAGACCCTGGTCCGCGAGTCCGGCTACCACGAATGCCCGTTCGTCGCGCCGCGCTGGGCCAAGCTGCCGGCCAGCGAGTACGCGATCGGCCCGATGTTCCGCGCGCTGCCCGACATCAAGCAGCTCAACCGCCTGGTGTTCCTCGAGGATACCAACCTCGATATGGCCGTGTCGGGCATGTGGATCGCCGAGGACGACGGCGTGCTCAACCCGCGCACGGTCAAGGTCGGCCCGCGCAAGATCATCGTGGCCAACAGCGTCGACAGCATGAAGGCGCTGCAGTCGGGCGCCAAGTTCGACCTGTCCTTCACGAAGAAGGACCAGTTGCAAGCGGCCATCCGCCGCACGCTGCGCGCCGACCAACTGGCGCCAGGCGATGGCCCGGTGCGCACGGCCTACGAGACTTCGGTGCGCGTGCAGATGATCCGCCAGCTCCTCGGTCCGATCTACGGCCGCATGCAAGCCGAGTGGTACAGCCCGATGATCGATCGGTGCTTCGGCATCGCCTTCCGCGCTGGCGCGCTCGGCGCCCCGCCCGAGTCCTTGGTGGGCCGCGTCACCACCGTGACGTTTCAATCGCCAATGGCGAAGGCGCAGAAGCTCGAGGAAGTCACGGCCATCGAGGCCACGTTCGCCACCGTCGGCCAACTGGCGCTGGCCACGCAAGATCCTGCCGTCTGGGATACCGTCGACATCGACGAGGGCGTGCGCATCATCGCGGAAGGCCGCGGCGCGCCGGCGAAGGTCACGCGCTCGGCCGAGGACATCAAGGCGATCCGTGATGGTCGCGCCCAGGCGCAGCAGCAGGCCCAGCAGCAGCAAGCCCAGCAGGAAATGGCCATGCCGGCGGCCCAGCAGATGGCCAAGAACATGGCAGGTGGCGCATGAGCAACCCGACCCCGCAGGACTACGCCGCGATCTTCGAAGACGACCGGCGCGGCGCCGCCATCCTGGAGCACCTGACCCGCATATTCGCCAGCAAGGTCTACGTCCCCGGCGGCCACGAAGCCGACCGGGAAACCTGCTACCGCGCCGGCAAGCGCGACGTCATCGAATTCATCGTCACACAATGCAACCGCGCCCATGGCGTGGACGCCAACGAAGGGGACCAATCATGAGCATGACCACGACTTTAACGGCCGCCGGCTATCTAACGACGCTCAACAAAGCCGTAACGGCGCGGGCGACGCGCATTGCAGCGACGGTTGCGGCATATCCATCGAATAGGCTAAATGCCCCTCTGGACATCGATGAAATGGCCTCGCCGCCGACAGTAGCGACAAGCACTATTGACGTCACGACCATTTCTATCGCCGGCGACATCCCTTTTACGAGAACCTTCCCGTATAACACGGCGGGGAACTCGGCTCTATACGCCACGAATTGGGGGCCTATTATCGCCGGTTCCACTTATGCCATTGCGGCGGGGCGGTGTACCTTCGAGGGTACTCAGGTCCCGTTTATGACCGATGTGTCTTTCAAAATATCGCGCCGAAAAGTTGCAATTCGTTTTACGCCAACTTACACCACAAAAGTCCGGTTCAAAGTAACTGAATTTATCGCTGGCGTTGCGCAGCCGGAACGGTATGTCAGCAAAGCGGGGACAACTCTCGCAGGCGGCGGGACCTATAATTTTGTCCTACTTACTTTTGCAACAGACGGCGAGCGGATTATTGCCGTTGAATGTGCCGGCGCTACCGGCTCTTATGTCTGCTTGCAGCCGATGGACAACTTGACCGCCCCACCCATCGCACAGAAACTCGTAGTGACGCTTGATATGGACTCGTATGGCGCCGGGGTTCAGGGGTTATATACCGAAGGTGTACAGTTCGGGCAAGACGGTATTCCAGGGTATATCCGCGATTATTTGAATTGCACCGTTAATAACATCAGCACCCCCGGAAGCGGGTGGCAGTACACAAACGCTAATACTGTAGCGCCTTTGAATGACGCCATCCGCGTAAGTCGAATCCCCTTGAATACCGACGTGCTGATTTGCGAGGGCTGTATTAACGAAGTTCTGTTTAACCAAGTCAATATCAGCACATTACAGTCGGCGGTTATGGCGGCCCTCGTGCTGCGCCGTGCCCGCCTCCCCGGCGTGCCGATAATTGTGATCGGCACGATTCAGCAAGGGGCAACCAACGGCGCCGCACACCTGGCCGCAGAAAACGCAGTGCTGGCGGCTATTGCCGCGCTCGCTGACCCGTTAATTTTTGCCGTCCCGACAATGCAGGCACCAAACGTGTGGATAACGGGTAAAGGTTCGACACCGCGCTTGGCTAGCGGCATGATTACGTTCAACGCTCCGTTATCCGCCGCAACCAGCGGGACCATGGCAGGCTTAGTACCAGTTTTATCGGCAAGTGATTATAGGCTTGTGTTTAGTGATGGTACGACTCATAACTGTACGGGAAATACCCCCACTAATGTTTCGCTATCCGTTACCTGGACCGGCGCCGTTACGGACGCGGCTGCAAATCCAGTTGCCTATTACTATTCTCTCGCCGGTGCGGGTAATCAGGATTTCATTATCGGCGAGGACTTCGTTCATCCGAAGAAGCCATTCGGGTGTCAGTTTATTGGTCTTAAAATTACCGACGCTCTGATTTCTGTATTAGGGCGGATTTCGAATATTTAACCACGCAAAAGGAGAAATAAGCCATGAACATATTCAAACGCTTTCGACTGATGGAGCAAGCTGGCGAGCCAGCACCTGGCGGCGCGCCGGTGGTTGCGGCGTCGGCTGCTGGTACACCTGCTACCCCGCCATCAGCGGTGCCGCCAGCCGACACCTCACCCGCATCACTGCTACAAAGCGCCGGCACGCCGGCACCGGCCGACAACGACTTCATCCCCGAGAAGCTGCGCGTCACGAAAGAGGACGGCACAATCGACCAAGACGCGTCGGCGCGCAAGATGGCCGAGGCCTACGGCGCGCTGGAGAAGCGGCTCGGTTCCGGCGACGCCCCGCCGAAGGACGCCGCCGAGTACAAGGTGGTTGTGCCCGACGCCCTGAAGGAGGCTATCGATCCCGCCACCGACTCGGGCATTCAGGGCTTCCTGACCGGCGCGCTGGCCGCCGGGCTGAACCAGGCACAGGTCGATTTCGTCATGGGCCAGTACTTCGAAATGGCGCCGAAGCTGGCCGCTGGCGCGCAGCAGTACGACGCCAGCACCGCCGCCGCCGAACTGAAAAAGACCTGGGCCACCGACGCCGACTTCACCCGCAACGTGAAGAACGCCTACACCGGCGCCAACGCGGCGGCGCAGAAGGCCGGCATGGACGTCAACGAGATCATGAGCGGCCCGCTGGGCAACAACCCGCACTTCGTGCGCCTGATGGCGGCGCTTGGCCCGGAGTTCCAAGAGGATCGCGCCATCGGCGGCCAACGCATGACGTCCGACGCGGACATCACTTCGCTGCTGACGTCGGAGGCGTACACCAACCCGCGCCACGCCGACCACGAACGGGCGAGCGCCCAGGTGCGCGGCTACTACGAGCGCAAGTACGGCACCGAAGCCGCCGCGTAGCGCCGCGCCAGCCCACCACCAGCCCCGCCAAGTGCGGGGCTTTTTCATGCCCGCTGCAAATAGTCGGGATTCCGACCACCCACCCGCGCAATCATTGCCGTCAATCAAGGCCCGCTGTGGCGAGCGGATAACCTTTCAGCCCGCATCCACGCAAGCCGCGCGAGGACGTAGCACAGGCCCGGTGACGGACAACCTGAAGGCGATTCCCTAACCTTTTGGAGTAATACATGCCCAATTCAATCACCCAAGCGTTTGTGCAGCAGTTCGACACTACGATCCAACTGCAGGCCCAGCAACGCACCTCGCGCTTCGAATCGCGTACCCACAGCCGCGGCAACATCGTCGGCGAGAGCTTCACCGCCAACAAGCTCGGCGTGTTGGAAGACACCCCGGAAAACAATGTCCGCCATGGTGACACGGTGTGGTCGGACATCATCCACGCAACGCGCGTGGCGCTGATGCGCGACTTCTTCCAGGCGCTGCCGGTCGACCGCGCCGACGAGGCCAAGCTGTTGGCCAATCCGACCGGCGACTACATGAGCAGCCTGGTATCGGCATGGAACCGCCGCAAGGACGTAATCATGTACCAGGCGCTGCTGGGCAACTCGCAGACCAAGGAAGGCGCGCAGGTTGTGCTGCCGTCCACGCAGAAGATTGTCGCCGGCGCCACCGGCTTCACGAAAGCGAAGCTGATCACTGCTAAGAAGATCTTCCGCGCGAACGAGTGCGACAGCGAGGCGGACGACCCGCAAGAGCTGCACATCACCTACACGTCGGAAATGCTGGAAGACATCTTGGCCGACACCACGCTGACCAGCGCCGACTTCATGGCCGTCAAGATGCTGCAAGAAGGCAACCTTGCCGGCATGTGGATGGGCTTCAAATGGGTTCCGTACGAGCGCGTCAACAACGTGGCCGGCACCTACAGCGCCGTGGCCTGGGCCAAGAAGGCGCTGCACCACGGCACCGGCTTCTACGAGGGTAAGAGCCAACGCCGCGGCGACAAGAAAGACCTGATGCAGGTTTCGGCGGCCGGCTCGTTCGGCGCGGTCCGCGTATGGGAAGACGCGGTGGTCCAGATCGACTTCGTGTAACCCAGTAGCGGCGCGCCGGTCGGTGCGCCGCGTCACCACCATTTTTAGGAGCCATCATGGCCGAAACCAATACCACCCAGGGCGCCAAGCTGGTCGCCAAAACGAAGCTTATGCCGCATGAATCGCACGGCCGCGTGCGCATGCTGTGCTCCAAGATGCCGGCCGCGTTCGCGCAACTGGCGGTCAACGACACCATCTTCATCGGCCGTCTGCCGATCGGCTCGCGCATCCTCAACCACGGTACGGTCAGCGCCGGCGCCGGTACCGCCACTTCGGTGCTGGACATCGGTTTGCGCAGCACCTTGAGCGGTACCGTGATCGACGCTGACGGCATTGCCGTTGGTATCGACATCGCTGCTGCTGGCAACAGCAAGGCGGCTAACAGCGGCGCACTGATCGCCGCCGGCGCCGAGTACGTGACGCTGGAGGAAGTCGACGTCTACGCAACGGTGCGCGTGGCGGCCGGCATCGCCAACCAGGTAATGAAGTTCGAGATTCCCTACGTCGTCGACTGATCGCGCAGTAACTCCCGCCCGCATGGGTAACAAGCCGGGGCCATGTGCCCCGGTTTTTTCTTGAGGGTCCGACAATGGCCACTTCCGTTTCAATCTGCTCCAACGCGCTGGTCATGCTGGGCGGAAAACCGTTCGCCTCGTTCGACGAGCCGAAGGACAACGTGCGCACCGCCGCCGTGCTTTACGCGAGCGTGCGCGACGACGTGCTGCGCCTGCATTCGTGGAACTGTGCGACCAAGCGCGAGCTGCTGGCGCCGCTGGTGACGCCTCCCGTGTTCGACTTCACGCAGCAATTTTCCCTGCCCGGCGACTGGATACGCACACTACAGGTCGGCTACGAAGGCGACCCCATCCCGTACCGTAGCGAAGGGCAGCGCATCCTGGCCAGCGTCACCGTGCTGCCGCTGGTCTACGTCTACCGCAACGACATCGAGGCGACCTGGTCGGCGAACCTGATCCACGTTGTCGAGCTGGCCATGGCCGCCAAGATGGCTTATTCGGTCACCGCGTCGGCGAGCCTGCGCGACAGCCTGCGTGACGAGTACGCGCGCGAGCTGAAGGTGGCGAAGGCGATCGACGGCCAGGACGATCCCCCGGAAGAGTTCATGTCCGGCACGTTCGTTGAATCTCGCTTTTCGTAGGAGCAGCCCATGCCACGCGTCACAATCGACCAAACGAACTTCACCGCCGGCGAGGTGTCGCCGAAGTGCTACGGCCGCGTCGACGTTACTCGCTATGCAAACGGCGCCGCCGCCATGCCGAACTGCATCGTCAATATCCACGGCGGCGCCGAGCGCCGGCCTGGCGGGCTGTTCGTCGCGCCCACCAAGACGGCCGCGAAACGATCCCGCCTGGTCCCGTTCATTTTCAGTATCACCCAGGCCTACATGCTGGAGTTCGGCGACCTCTACATGCGCGTCTACGTGCAGGGCGGCGGCCAGGTGCTGGTGGCGGGCGTGCCGTACGAGATCGCCACGCCCTACACCGAGACGATGTTGACCGACATGGACTTCACGCAGGGCGCCGACACGATGTTCCTGTTCCACCAGGGCGTGCCGATCAACACGCTCAAGCGCCTGGCGGTCGATCTGTGGGCGTTGCAGGCCGCCCCGATTGCCGTCCAGCCGTTCGACGAGATCGGCCACACCTTCGCCGTCGCGCTTACGCTGTCGCTGGCCACCGTCGGCGTCGGCCGCACCGCCACCGCGGCGAGCGCCGTATTTCTGGCCGCCGATGTCGGCCGGCGCATCACCTACCTGTCGGGCATCGCCCGGATCACCGGCTACACCAGTTCGACGGTGGTGACGGTGGAGATCCTGGCCAGCTTCACGACGACGGCCATCCCCGCCAGCCTGTGGGTGCTGGAGGACTCGCCGCAGACCGATTGCACGCCGTCAGCGAAAGACCCGGTGGGCGCGACCATCACGCTGACGCTGGCGGCCAGCGGCTGGCGCGCCGGCGACGTCGGCAAGTACGTCCGCATCAACGCCGGCCTGTGCCTGGTCACCGCATTCACCAGCGCCCTGATTGTCAACGCGACCATCAAGGAAGCGCTAAGCGCGGTCGTGGCCTCGCCGGCCAGCGCCTGGACACTTGAGGCATCCGTCTGGAACGCGATCAACGGCTATCCCGCCACCGGCGCCCTGTACGAGCAGCGCCTGGCCGTGGCCGGCTCGATCAAATTCCCGCAGACCGTGTGGGGGAGCCGGTCCGGACTGTTCTTCGATTTCACAATCGGCATCAACGACGACGACGCCTTCAGCTTCGCATTGCCGTCCACCGGCCAGATCAACCCGATCCGCCGCATGGCGTCCGCCGACGCGCTGATGCCGATGACCTACGGCGGCGAATACACGATGAAAGGGGGTAACGACAGCCCGCTGTCGCCGACCAACGTCAAGGCCCGTGCGCCGTCCGTCTACGGCTGCAACTCGGTCAAGCCGATCCGCATTGGTGACGAGGTGCTGTTCGTGCAGCGCGCCGGCCGCAAGGTTCGTTCGATGGCCTACCGGATCGAGTCCGACACCTACAAGGCGCCCGACCTGACGGTGCTGGCCGAGCATATCACCGTGTCCGGCATCACCGAAATGGCCTATCAGCAGGAGCCGCGTTCGACGCTGTGGTGCGTGCGCGCCGACGGCAAGATGGCCGTGCTGACGCTGGACCGCGACGAGGGAGTTACCGCGTGGGCGCCGCAGAGCACCACCGGCTTCTACGAATCGGTGGCGTCGATCCCGAGCGTCGACGGCGACGAGGTTTGGGTGGTCGTGAGGCGCACCGTCAACGGCGTGGCCAGGCGCTACGTGGAGCGCTTCGACGCCAGTCTGTACACCGACTGCGCAATCCTCGGCGCCGACGGTGCCGGCAAGGCGGTATGGGTCGGCCTTGGCCACTTGGAAGGGGCGACGGTGGCCGTGCGCGCCGACAACACCTACATGGGCACCTTCACCGTGGCGGCCGGCGCCATCACGCTGCCGCGCAACGCCTTCGCGGTCGAAATCGGCCTCCCGTTCACCAATAGCGTCACGCTGCTGCGCCCCGAAGTTCAGGCCGGTGACGGCACCGCGCAGGGTAACAAGCAACGCGTGCACGAGGTATCTATGCTGCTGTCCGACACCATCGGCGCCAGGATCAACGGTGACGAGATCGCATTCCGCTCGTTCGGCCCGGACCTGCTCGACGTCCCGCCCGAGGAATTCTCGGGCTTCAAAAATCTCGGGTTGACCGAGTGGTCAAACGGCGACGCCGCAATCACGATCACTCAGGACGAGCCGTATCCGTTCCACCTGCTTGCCGTCGTGCGCAAGATCACCATCAATAGCTGAGGACACCATGAGCATTCGAGTAGCGACGCTGGACGACCTGCCGCGCATTCTGGATTTGGGCGAGCTGCTGCACAAAGAAAGCCCGCGCTGGTCGCGGCTGACGTTCAACAGGGACAAGGCCGCGGCGTTCATGCGCATGCTGCTGACCAGCGAAAGCGGGGTCGTCTTCGTGGTCGAGCGCGACGGCGTGGTCGTCGGCGGCATCGCCGGCTACGCCGAGACGCACTGGGCGAGCGATGACGTGCTGGCGAACGAAGTCAGTTTTTTCATGGACCCGGGGGCGCGCGGCAGCATGGCGCCGACCCGGTTGATTTGCGCCCTTCGCGCGTGGGGCGAGATACGCGGGGCGAAATGGCTGCACGCCGGCACGTCCACCGGGCTGGACCCGGAACGCACGGCGGGGCTTTACGAGCGGCTGGGCTTCACCAGGTGCGCAATTGGATTGGAGGTTGAATATGGGAATTGAAACAGCAACGCTACTCGCCTACGCGGCGGTGGCATCGGCAACGGTAGGCGCCGGCGCCGCGATCTATAGCGGGGTCCAGCAGCGACAAGCCGCCGACGACAACGCGGAGCTGGCCCTGCGCCAGGGCGTTCAGGAGAAGGACGCCGCCGTCGCGCAGGCCGAGAAAATCAGGAAGGCCGCGCGCGCGCAGGCCGGCGCCGCCAATGCCGCCCTGGCCGCGTCCGGCGTATCCATCGGCGAGGGAACGCCGGTTCGCATCAACGAAGAGATATACCGCGATTCCGAGAGCGACGCCTACAGCACGCTGCTGACCGGATCCCGCCGCCAGCGGACCAACAACGACCAGGCGGGCATATTGACCAACCAGGGCAACGCCGCGATGACGTCCGGTGTGATCAACGCCGGCGCCAGCTTGCTTAGCGCCGGCGCGAACTACACGAAATGGAAGGGTACGAAAACATGAGAATCCCCACCGGCAATTTCGGCAACGTCACCGCCCAGCCGCAGGCACAGGCCCAAGTCCCGGGCGGCAACGGAATCGGCCAAGCCGTCGGCAATCTCGGGCAGGCTATCGGGCAGGTCGCCAGCCAGGCCGCCAGCGAGATCGCCGCGAGCGCGGAGAAATTGAAGCAGGCCGAGCTGCAGCAGCAGCGCGCGCAGGCGGGCGCCACGCTGGCCACGTTGCAAAACGACCTGCACGACGTCCACGACGAGATCGGGCGCAGCGTCACCGACGGCAAGATGCCGGCCGCCCAAGCCATCCCCGAATTCAAGAAACGCATGGGCGAGGCGGTCGGCGCACGCACCAAGGGCTTGACGGTCGAGCAGCAGCAGCTTATCAACGACCACGTTATCAAGGCCGGCGGCACGCTCGAGCGCAACCTCAACGGCATCGCCATCGAGCGCACGCGCGCCGACACCGGCGCCAACCTGGCCGCGATGGGCGAGCAGTTCCAGCGCGCGGCGATGCGCGACCTGCCCGGCGCCATCAGTCAGTGGGATTCCTCCGTCGACGCGATGGGTCCGGCCGCCGGTTGGGACGCCGGGAAGATCGCTGCGGCGAAGCAGTCGTTCAAGGAAGGCGCGACCTACAACTTTGCCAACGCGACCCTGGAGGGCGCGGCGCAGACAGGGAAGCTGGACCTGGTCCGCGCCGCGCGCGAGAAGCTGGAAGGCCCGGAAGGCGAGCCGCTCGACCCGGCGCGCCGCACAGCGCTGATCACCACGGCCTACGGCTACGAAAACGGCATCGTCGCATCGGGCGTGCGCGAGGCGGAGAAGGCAAAAAGCGAGCAGCAGGCGCGCGAGAACAAGGGGCGCGACGCGTTCAAGGACGCGCAAAACCTGACGCTCAACGGGCGTTATATGTCGCAAGACTACATCGCCGAGCTGGCCACCGTTACCGCCGGCACCAGCGCCGCGCCGGCGGTGCGGGAGCTGGTCAAGTCGCTGGCCGCCGTAGCCGGCTTCGCCTCCCTGTCGTTGTCGCAGCAGGCCGCCATCATCGAGCAGCGCCGCGCCGCCGGCTCCACGCCAGGCGTGGGCGTTTCACCTGATCAGGAAAAAATCACCGACTACATGGACAGAATCCACATCGGCAGCAAAAAAGCTTACGATGAAAACCCGTGGACGGCGGCACAGGAGCGCGGCGCCATTCCACGCGCCCAAGAGGTGCAACTAAACGATATCCAGGGCGCCCAGGCGGTGCTGGCGGAGCGCATGACGCAAATCGGCGTTGTGGAGGACCGGGCCAAGCGTAAGGTATCGCCCCTGCAGCCGCAGGAAGCCGAGCAGATCGGCCGGCTGGTGCAGGCGCTGCCGCCTGACCAGCAGTCCGCCGCGCTGGCCAGCTTCGGCAAGATGATCGGCGACGGCGACCGCGTGGCGGCGCTGGCGCGGCAGATCGACACCAAGGACAAAATCCTTGGCACGGCCATGATGGTGGGTGACCTGCAAACCTCGCAGGGCCGGTACGTCAGCGAGTTGGTCATCAAGGGCGCGCGGGCGATCAAGGACAAGTCGATCCTGATGGACGAGCACAAGGAAACCGGCTGGCGCGGCGCCATCGCCAAAGAAATCGGCGACGCCTTCCAGAGCCAGGAATTGCGCGACAAGATGATCGACGCCGCCTACTACGTGCAGGCAGGCTTCGCGGCCGAGGGCGGCAGCGCCGATATCCGCCGCGCGATCCGCCTGGTGGTCGGCCCCATCGTGGAGCACAACGGCAGCAAGATCCCGCTGCCGCGCGGCATGGAGGAAAGCGTTTTCAACAGGCGCCTTTCGTCAATTAAGCCTGCCGATCTGGTGGCGCAGACGCCCGGGGGCAGCGTGTTCGTTGGCAAAAACGCCGTCCCGCTGGAGCAATTCGTCAATTCCTTGCCCGACGCCGTGCTGGTGCATGCCGGCGCCGGCCGCTACAACGTCCGGGCCGGCATGGGCCTGGTGACCAACGCGCAAGGCAAGCGCATTACCGTGGAGGTGCGCTGATGGCCATCGATGACATGATGCAAGAAAGCACCGACAAGGTGCTTGACGACCGCGTGGCGCGGCCACTGCAAGCCCCGCCGGCGCGGCCGTCGTTCGGCGCCAGCGCCTGGGGAACCTTCAAGGCACCGTTCGCCGGCGTCGGGGCCGGCGCCAACGAGGTGGCCGGTTTCGCGTCCGACATGCTGGGTGCATTCGGCGCGATGCAGGCGGGCTACGGCGCGCAGACCGACCCAACCCTATTATTCGACTCGGCCGCCGCAGACAAGCGCAGGGCCGAGGGCGCGCCAGCGCGGGCCAGCATCCAAAGCGGCGAGGCGTTCAGCACCGAGACCGGCACCGGCTTCCGCGCCCGGGCGAACAGCTTCGCGCCAGACCCGCAGAGCGCGAACGCCGCCGAGCAACTGCTGTTCGGCCTGACCCGCTTCGCCACCAAAGCGGTCGGCTACTCGCTGACCGCCGGTCCGGTACCGGGCGCCTTAATGGCCGGCGTCGACGAGGGCATGACCGAGGCCGACCGCCTCAAGGCCCAGGGCGTGGACTTCGAAACCCGCACCGCCGCCGGCGCCGCCATGGGCGCGGCGACCGCGCTGGCCGTGGCGCTGCCGGTGGCCGGTCGCACCGGGTTGCAGACCGCCGGACTGGTTGCCGCCGGCGGCCCGGGCGGCTTCATTGCGCAGCAGGCCGCCAGCAAGGCCATCTTGCAGCACGCCGGATACGACCAGATCGCCGACCAGTACGACCCGTTCGACCCGGTGGGACTGGCCGTGGCCACCCTGGTCCCGGCCGGCTTCGGCGCCTACGCGATGCGCGGCATCAAGGCGCGGCCGATTCCCCCGGCCGGGCCGGCGCCGCGCGAGCTGGCCAGCATGGGCGGCAACGAGCGCCTGGCGCTGAAACACAACGACACCCGCCTGGACGCCTACGCCGTCACGGCGGCGCAGCGCGAGGGCATTCCGCCCGAGGCGCTGTTGGCGATCAAGAATGCCGGCGAGCGCTCCAACCCGACGCAGGTATCCCCGGCCGGCGCCAAGGGCGTGATGCAGTTTATGGACGCCACCTGGGCCGCCTACGGCAAGGGAGATCCGCGCGACCCGGTGGCATCGATCGACGCCGGCGCCCGCTACATGAAGGATCTACTCAAGCAGTACGACGGCGACGTGCGCGCTGCGATTGCCCACTACAACGGCGGCGGCAAGGCGGGCGCGGCGGTGCGTGCCGGCCGGTATGCGCCGGCACAGGAGACGCGCGCCTACCTGCAACGCACGGACGCCTATATCGCCGAGCGCGGCGGCGCCGAGGCCGGGCGCGCCGCCGCAGCCGATCCCGAAGCGGTGGCCGCCGCCCGCGTGGCGCTGGTGCGCGAGACGGTCGAATCGTGGAACTTGCGCGACCCGGCCGACATGGTCGGCGCCCAAGAGCACCTAACCGCCGTGCTGCGCGCGCAAGACCAGATCGGCGCCGGCGCGCGCGTCGACATCGGCGACGCCGTGCCGCTCGATCTCCTTGGCCGCGCCCGGCTGCTGGACGACTTTACCGCGCGCCTCGAGCAGACCCGGGCCGAGCTGCTGCCGGAAGCTGCGGGCCTGGCCCCTGCCGGCGACGTTGGCGCGCTGCGCCAGCAGATCACCCGGCTCGAGCAAAGCCGGCCCGGCACCGACGACGCGACGCTGCGCGCCACCGCCAAAGAGATTCAGGCGGCCGAGGGCGTCAGCTACAAGAGCGCGCTGTCGGCGGCGAAGAAGCAGACCGGCGCCCAGCTTGCCGACATCGCCGGCCAGGTCGAGCGCCTGCAACGCCAGGTTGACGCGCACCGCGGCGCGGCGGAAGCGCAAAAGACCGTCAAGCATCTGGACGACCAGATCGCGCAGGTGAAGGCCGACCGCGCCGCCGTCGACGCGCCGACACCGAAGCCGGCCGCGCTGGCCGTGCGCCAGGCCGTGGCCGAGTTGCCCGCAGCGAAACCGGTGAAAAGCGAAACGGCGGCGCCGGCACCCGCGCCAAAGGCCGCGCCAGCCGTCGCAGATCAAGCCCCAGGCGTCGCAGCCGGCAAGGCCGATGCGAACCCAGTCGCCGCGCACATCGACGCCCAGGCGGCCGAGATCGCGGCGCTGTCGCCCGACATGATGGTGCAGCTCGAGGGGATGGATGCGCCGATGCGGCTGGCCGATGCGCTGGAGGCCGTGAAAGCCGAGGCGGCGCGCGATGCCGCCGACGCGCCGCTGCTCCAGGTGGCGGCCGAGTGTTTCTTGCGGAGTGCTTAGATGCCGCCCAGCAGGATGGCGCCGGCGATGAAGGCGCCGGCCAAGGTCAGCCCGCCCATGATTTTGAGATAGGCCTTCAGGGCTTCCCAGGCGACCTTCTTGCTGCCAGAGCCGCCCCATACCGCCAGCGGGATGATGGAAACCATCACCGCCAGCGCCAACATCAATTTGAAGAAAGTGTACATACGCCATGAAACCACAATGCCGCCAAGCTGTCGAGCGCGCCGCCGGCCGAACATTGACGCAAGCCGAAATCAAGAAGATCGAAGACCGCATCAGCGGCACGATGCGTAACCTCGCCCGCACCGACCCCGCCGGCTGGCGCGCCAAGGGCGCGGACCAGCGCGTGCTGGACGCCGCCACCCAGGCCATGGCCGACATTCAGGCCGAGGCCGCGCTCAAGGTGACGCGCGCCGGGATGCAGATTATCAAGACCGCCGCGATGGAAAGCCGCGTGGTCGACCTGATGGCCAGCTATGCCGAGGGGCGCAACAAGGCGCTGGTGCACGAAATGGACAACACGCACAGCTACATCGAGGGCGTCAAGCGCGAGACGATGGGCAATCTGATGGACCTGCTTGACGCCGTGAACAGCAAGCAGGGCGCCAGCGCCGGCCGCAAAACGATGATGGTGCTGTTCGACGCCGAGAATCCGCAGATGAGCCGTGACCTGGCCACCGAGATTTTCGAGAATGCCGCCGGCAGCACCGGCAACGCGCTGGCCAAAGCCGGCGCCAAGGCGTGGCTGGAATCCATCGAGGGCATGCGCCAGCGCTTCAACGCCGGCGGCGGCGACGTCGGCCGGCTCGACTACGGCTACCTTCCGCAGCCGCACGATCAGGGGCGCGTGCGCGGCGACGCCAGCCCGGCGGCGCGCGACAAGTGGGTGCAATCGATCATGCCGCAGCTCGACCGCGGGCGATACCTTCAGGAGGACGGCGCGCGGCTGACCGACCAGCAGTTGGCGGGCGTGCTCGAGCGCGCATGGGAAACTATCGCCACCGGCGGCCTGAACAAGATGGAACCGGGCAAGTTCAGCGGCAGCGGCGCGCGCGCGAACGCCGGCAGCGAGACCCGGCAGATCCATTTCAAGGACGCCGGCGCCTACCTGCAGTACATGGGCAAGTACGGCGGCGGCAGCATGTACGACGCCATGCTCGGCCACATCGGCGGCCTGTCGCGTGATATCGGCCTGGTCGAGCGCTACGGTCCGAACCCGGCCCAGCAGATGCGCCTGCAGATGGACCTGGCCGAGAAGGCCGACACCGGCGTCAAGCGCGCCTTCGGCCTGCGCCCCGAGAGCTACTGGGACCTGCTGAACGGCAAGACCGGCATGGCCGAAAATGGCAACATCGCCCAGGTGGCGCAGGACCTGCGCAACATCCAGGTGTTCGGCAAGCTGGCCGGCGCCGTCATCTCCAGCGTCACCGACGTCGGCAGCTACTTCGTGACCACCGGCTTCAACAAGCTGCCGTACTGGGAAGCCCTGAAAAACATCGGCAAGCAGCTCGACGGCGACACGCGCGACTTCCTGACCATGCACGGCGTCATCGCCGAAACGATGGTGTCGAACCTGAACCGCTGGAGCGGCGACAACATCAAAAACACCTGGTCCGGACGGCTGGCCAACAGCACCATGAAGCTGTCGCTGATGAACGCGTGGACCGACACGCTGCGCCGCTCGTTCGCCATGACAATGATGGGCGGCCTGGCCAAAATGTCGAAAACGGAATGGGCCGCGCTGACGGAATGGGACCGCTCGCACCTGGGCCGCAAGGGCATCACGGCCGACGACTGGGACGTGATCCGCGCCGGCCAGCTCACGCAGTTCAACGGCGCCGACTTCCTGACGCCCGAGGCGATCCGCGCCAGCGCCGACCCGCGCGCGGGCGAGGTGGTGGCCAAAATGCTGGGCTTGATCACCGACGAGTCGGAATATGCGGTCATCAATCCGGACCTGGCCACGCGGGCGATGGCCAGCGGCGGCGGCCTGTCGCGCGGCACGGTGCGCGGCGAGCTGGCGCGCTCGGTGATGCAGTTCAAATCCTTCCCGATCGCCATGATCTCGCGGCACTGGCGCCGCATGATGGAGGCGCCCCAGGGACTGGACGGCGCGCCGGTACTGGGCAACCGCCTGATGTACGGCGCGGCCATGATGACGTCGCTGACGGCGCTGGGCGCGGTGGCGTTCCAGACCAAGCAGCTCGTCCAGGGCAAGGACCCGGTCGACATGACCACGCCGAAATTCTGGACCCGCGCGCTGGCGCAGGGCGGCGGCATGGGCATCGTCGGCGATTTCATTTTCACCGACCCGACCGAGAACCCCGGCGACGCCACCGCGAACGCGATCAAGAACGTGGCCGGGCCGACCGTCGGCAGCGCCTTCGACATTGGCTACAAGCTGGGCGTCGAAAATATCTACGAGGCGGCCAAGGGCAAGGACATGCACCTGGCGGCCGAGAGCATCCGCGTCGGGCGCAGTCATTTGCCATACGTTAATCTTTGGTTCGCTAAGGCGGCTATTGACCATGCCGGCCTGCATGCGCTACAAGAGAACCTAAGCCCCGGCTACCTGGGTCGCATGCAGCAGCGCGCGCGCAGGGACTGGGATCAAGATTATTTCTGGGCGCCGGGCAGCGGCGGCCCGGATCGGGCCCCGGATTTAACAGCCGTAGGAGGCAAGTGATGCGTCAAGACCAATATGAAAAGCTGCAGGCGCTGGCCGAGAAGCTGACGGACGCGTTTATCGCCGAGGCCGACCCGGACAGTTGGCCCGGCGCCGGCCTCGGCCCGGCCGCGATGGATCAGCAGACCAGGGGCGATCGCTACTGGTGCAAGAAAAACGCCGCAGCGACGCTGTCCGTCATCGTGCGCACCACCAGCCTGATCGGCATCATCCAGAACCGCAGCGCCGCCGGCGCGCCCGATGGCGTCCCGCAGCAGGATCAGGACGCCGAGGAAACCGGCCTCGACGCCGAGGTCAAGGCGGCCGAGAAGGAAGCGTCCAAGCTGCTCGCCAAAATGCAAGCCAGCATGAAGAAGGTTCATGGAAAATAAGATCCGCTTCCTGGCCTTCTTCGTGATGTGGGCCAAGGTCCAGGGCTGGAAGGTCCCGCTGCTCCACGTTCGCATTTGCCAGTGGTTGGACGAGTGCGACGACCCGGTGCGGGTGCTGATGGTGTTCCGCGGCGCGGCCAAGTCGACCATCTACGCGGTCTACAAGGCGTGGCAACTCTACCGCGATCCGACCTGGGTGTCGCTGATCTGGGCCGCCGACGGCCCGCTGGCCACCAAGCTGACCCGCGACACCATCAATGTGCTGCGCCGGCACCCGCTGTGCGTGGGCATGCTGCCGACAAAGCCCGGCGCCCAGATGTTCTGGGTGGCCGGCGCCGTCGACGCGCGCAACGCCAGCATGACCGCCACGGGCGTCAACCAGAACGTCACCAGCGCCCGCGCGCGCGACATCGACTACGATGACGTGGAAGTCCCGAAGAACATCAAGACGCCCGACGCGCGCGAGAACCTGCGCAACAAGATTCAGGAGTCGACTTTTATTCTCGTCCCGGGCGGGCGCGAGACCTACATCGGCACGCCGCACACGCACAACTCGATCTATCCCGAGCAGGTGGCCGCCGGCGCCGCGCTGCTGAAAATCCCGCTGTTCGAATCGAGCGTGCGCTACGAGGAGACCAGCAAGGACACCCGCTACCGTTTCGACTTCACGCCCGGCGCCGACGGCCTGTATGTGGTGCTGGGCATCCACCGCTTTTCCCGGATGCTGGTCGAAGGCGCCGACTACCGCGTCGATGGCAACGAAGTGGTGTTCGACCGCCCCCCCGGCGTGGTCATGGACATCTACGCGCATTGCGCCTGGCCCGAGCGCTTCACGCGCGACGACATCACCCGGCGCCGCAAGAAGACCCGCACGCTCAACTACTGGGACAGCCAATATATGCTCGAAGCCAAGCCGATCAACGAGTGCCGCCTCGACCCGGCCAAGCTCAAGGCGTACGACCTGCAACCGGTCATCGAGAGCGCCAACCGCCAGGTGCGCATGATGCTGGGCAAGGTGCAGATCGTCAGCGGCCGCGGCTACTGGGATCCCTCGCTCGGCAAGGCCGGCGGCGACGCCAGCGCGCTATCGGTGATCTACGACGACAACCTGGGTAACCACTACTGGCACGTTTGCGAGGGGCTGGTGGGCGAGTTCGCCGAATTCAGCGACACCCGCAACACGCAGATCATCGCCGGCCAGGTGCTGCAAGCCTGCGACCTGATCCAGAAAGCGAATGTCCTGCACGTCTACGTCGAGACCAACAGCATCGGCAGCTTCGTCGGCAAGCTGCTGATGCGCGCCATCAAGCAGCGCGGCCTGCACTGTGGCGTCACCGAGATCACCACCAACACGAACAAGAACGAGCGCATCCTCGGCGCGCTGGAAGCCCCGATGAAGTCGGGCGTGCTGTGGTCGCACGTCGACGTGCTGGACGGCCCGCTATGGGACCAGATGAAGGACTGGAACCCGGCAGTGAAGTCGCAGCCGGACGATTACCTGGACAGCGGCGCCGGCGCCATCGAGCAAGCGCCAGTGCGCATTAACCATTTAGTCGGGATTCCGACCGACAACATGCGCAAAGATTGGCGCCAATCAACTGGCGTCTTCGAGGTGACGCTGGAAACCTGAGCGTCGCCGGCGGTGGCGCTCTCACAGAGAGGCCGCCGTGTCCGTATCCAATCAAGAAACAGTTTTTCATTACGTGGGCAACGGGGTCACCGTCACATTCCCCTACGCCTGCCAAGTCCAGCTCGCCGCCGATCTCGACGTCTACCTCAACAACACGCTCATTACCAGCGGCATCACCATCAACGGTATCGGCGCGCCAACTGGCGGTAGTGTTACGTTCGCCGCCGCGCCGGCCAGTGGCGCCAGCGTGCGGTTGGAGCGCGTCGTAGAGTTGACACGCATCACCGACTATCAGCAAAACGGCGACTTCCTCGCGCGCGTCGTGAACCCCGACTTCGATCGGTTGTGGATGGCGTTACAGCAAATGCTGGCGGCACTCGGCAGGACTATCAGATTTCCACCATCGGAGGCTATCGACGCGCAGGTGTTGCCGGTCATCGCCTTGCGCGCCAATACCTTGCTCGGCTTCGATTCTGCCGGCGATGTCGTCTCCGTGGCACCGGCGGATCAAAGTGCTTCGGCGCTGGCGCTGGCGCTGGCCGGACCGAATGGCGTTCTTCAAGTCGGCAATGCGGCGGATGCGCGGGTTCTGGCAGCTTCGAATGGCGTATCCCTCATCGGGATAATTCGCGCTGCAACTGGCGCGGTTGCTGCAACCGCAGATAATTGGTTTCAGCGGCAAGATATCCACGTGTTTGAATTTATGTCGAGCGCCATGATTGCAGACGTTGAATCCGGGGCCATGGCGATGGACCATACGGCGGCAGTTCAATCGGCCATCAATGCCGCAGTGACGAAAAAGCGAAAACGGGTGCTTTTCGGGGCCGGAACATTCAAAATCTCCTCGCCGATTACTTGGCATAACGCAACCAGTATGGACCAGCCGGGGATTGCATTTGTAGGGGACGGGCGCGATGCAACTATCCTGCGGTCATTCATCGCCAATGGCCCTGTTTTCGATATCCGTGGCACCAAGAGTTTCGCGTCAGGCGGCACCGGCTCGCGGTTTTTCAATGGTGGCGGAATTTACGGTATTCGCTTTGATGGACAAAGCTCAACTGGCACATCAGATGCTATCAGCGTTCAGGGCTGGCAGTATGCCGAAATTGTCGGGTGCTACATCACCACGTTCCCGCGCGACGGTGTGCGCCAATTTGTCGATACCGGTTTCCCCAACGCAGACTATTCATCGTCGAGCATCAACATCATCGACACATGGCTGTGGGATTGCACGGGCCAGGGCGTCAACCAGACCGGGGCAATCGGGGCATGGTCGTGGAAGTTCGAAAAATCACTGTTCGGGTACTGCGGCATGGGCGCGACGATCACCAGCGCCGGCAACGCGTTCTTCGATTGCTCATTTGTAGGAAGTGGCTACTCGCCTGCGGGCGTGGCACGTTCGGGCGGCTCCCACCTTCAGATTGGATCAATTGCAGGCGGCACGAATCGTATCACCATGCGCGGCTGTGAGTTTGATTTCGCACGCCTGGCTCACGTGAAACTTGACTATTGTTCCACCGTCACGATCTCGCAATGCCGTTTCATTTTCAACGACCGGAACGCGACGGGAACCCTCACTCCAAGCGTAGGCGGCGTGGTCATCGCGCCGGATGGCGCGGGATCAAATGTCGTTGGCGTTCATATTGATCATTGCAACGTGCGAATCGACACGGCGGGGACTTGTAACGCATTCGTAATCGCTAATTCGTCAAACACGACAAATATCCGAGTGGTTGATACGACGTACTCAAATAACTCCGGGGCTACGCTGAATAAATACGTTGGATTCACATCGTC